TTATTTTCGTTTTTTACGTCGTTTTTTTAATTGTTTATCTAATTCGTCTTCTGTGGTATCGCGTGGAGCATAAGTACTTTTACCTAAAGCTTTAAAGATGTCTGCTACATCGTTTAAAACCTCTGAGATTTTACCGCTTGGACTGTGTTTGAGGTCAGTTTGGCTTCTAATCTCAGAGGTGTTGTGTATGGATGTTCCTACGATAAATGCTTGGTATTCCTCCTTATCTAAAAGAAAGGATAGTTTGTGTATTTGGTGATAACGCTCGTGTATGGCGTAATACGCTCCGTTATCGTCTTGCTCTAAAATGACAAAATCATCGTCCTGTGCATTATGAATATGTTGTCTTACATCTTCTTTGAGCTGCTGAAAATCAGGATTGCTCTCTTTGCTTTTAAAGCGTTTGTTTTCAAACAACATAAAATCTTTAACTCCTACTCCTTCTTTGAGCAAGTACTGTATAAGGATTTGCTTTTCTTTATCGCTTCTCAGATTGTAGTCCTTTAGGCGTTCAAACTCTCTTTTGTCAATACTATTTTCTGTAAAGTCAAAGATGTCTTTCATCTTAGCTATCTCACTGCCTTTATACACCTGTTGGTTTTTATTGTCAATAAGCGTATAACCAAAAGGCTGTTTATCGTCTTTAAAGTGAAAAACGATGTCTATCCCAAAGATTTGGCGCAGTTTTTCTTGTAACTCGCTCACATATTCTATCTGTGGCGGAATAGCCTCTTGCGGTAGAATGTTTCGTTCGTATAGTCCCTGTTGAACTCTATCATCTATCACCTTAAAAACTTTATTGCTGTACAAGTCTTTGTACTTATCTATAAAGGCTTTGATTTGCTTAATGCGCTTATCGCCTTTTTGCTTCTCTTGGTAATGGAGTCTATCACTGAAAAATGTTTTCTGAACAACACCATTGTACAATATATCCACCTGATTAGGGGTGTCATCACTTTGAACTAGTTTAAAACCATTACGTGTGAGTAGCATTTCTAACTGCTGAAGGTTGCTAAACCTATATTGCAAAAGCTTCTCTATAGTAGCTTGATGATTTGTGCCTAATACCTTTTCCATTGCCTTTGCTAAGGCTTGTTGAGATTTAAGTCGCTCGAAGCTGTCGTTTATCTTCTTGCCTGTGTTTTTATCTACACGGGTAGAAACAATATGCACGTGGTTGTTTTCGGTGTCCTTGTGAAAGACTACAAGATAAGGTTGCTGTCCATAGCCCATCTCTTGCATAAAATTATCGGCTATCTCAGTGAGCTGCTCCTTACTGTGTTCTTGGTACTTTGTCGATATTACAGCGTGAAATTGTGGTTTTCGAGTGCGTTCACTTTCTGAGATGGCTTTAAAGTAATTTCTTACCTCCTCTTGAGAGCTGCTCTCATTGATAAATGAAGGAAAGTTTTTCATCAGCATTAGCTCGCCCTTCTCGTTATGTACTTTCTTGTCGTTGTACTTTACTCCGTGAAAGTCCCTGCTTGCTGAGCTAAGAATTTTTACTATCATTCGCAATGAGTTTATATATCTGCCTAAAGATTTGGTTTTGTTCAGCCTTGAGCTTTACAATCTCGTCTAAACGCTGAGTAAAGGCAATGAGCTCTGCTCGGTGTACCTCCTTCTTGGCGTTGGCTACATAAGCGAACTGATTGATATTGTTTTCAATCTTAGCAAAGATGTTGTCTTGTTTTTCAATAAACTTTAAAACCTCACGTCGTTCTTGTACGTTCATATTACCTTCCACTGCTGATATTATCAAATCGGTGAGGGTAGTTTTTCTTTCTGCACTTAACCTTTTCCACCGTTCTTTCTGACTTTCAGTAATTCTAAGAATAAGGTATTTTGATTTGTTAAGAGCTGTCTTTTCCAACGTCTTTAGGTTTAAATTTTTGGCAAAGTAAGAGAGGTTTTTTAAGGTGCGCAATAGGTGAAGAGGGGGTGTAGACTATAATAGACTATAAACAGCACAAATGGACGTAACTTTTTAAAAAATAGACTATTTTATACATAAATAGACACAAATAGACGGTATTGGTGTTTATTGGATTCTATTGGTACGTATTAGAACGTAAAATATTGGGTTTTTGAAGATTTTTTGATGTATGATTTCTATTTCCGTTGCAGAAAGAAAAACAAGTTCCGCAGTTTTTCTCCCCTTTTAGCTTCCTTTGTAAAAATGCAGACGATAGGCAAATTTTTCAAAGAAGCTAAAAGGCAAGATGAGTCTTTGTATACCGTTTTTTCAAAACTGTGTATATACAAAGACACATCTTGCTCCTAAAACCGTGACCGAATACAGAACCGCAAAATATAACTGATTAATAATGAATTACAGATTTAGAAGATTTTAGTTGCAGAAAAAGAAGAAATGGGAGGTCGGTGTACTATATGTTTTTATATAAATATAATATATAATAATATAGGAATTTTCTTGTAAATTTTATAAACACGTATAAATCAGAAGTTTAATGAATTGACCCTATACTATTTTACGCACCCCTTTAGGGATACCCTGCACTATTTTACGCAGGTTAGCAATTGACCCTATATTATTTTACGCACCCTTTTTGGGATACCCTATGCTATTTTACGCAGGTTAGCAATTGACCCTATATTATTTTACGCACCCCTTTGGGGATACCCTGCACTATTTTACGCAGGTTAGCAATTGACCCTATATCATTTTACGCACCCTTTTTGGGATACCCTGCACTATTTTACGCAGGTCTTAAGAATTTTGTAATAAGTGAGAGTAATCCTCAGGAAGTTCTGCATCTATTTCTCTCAAATATTGTTGCAAAGCTGAAAGGGTAGCGTGCCCTGTAATGAGCATTAATCTATCATAAGTTTCATATTGAGAATATTGTGTGCGTAACTCTCGATATAGTTTCGTGATAAAGGTATGTCTAAAAGAATAAAGACCATAATCTTTACCCAAATTTAGTTCGTCTTTTACTTTCTTAAACCTTTTAGTCCAATAATCCCGTTTATTCATTTCTTCAGTTTGCCAATCTCCTACACCAGTAGGAGTAAATAAATAATGATTAGGACTAAGTCCCTTAAAATGTTGGATTTCATTGAGTAAAATTTCAGGTATGATTTTTATTTTTACCAACTTATTTTTAGCTCTCACGTTTAGTTTAGCACCATCAAAATCAATATCTTTAACTTGTAATCTGCAAACTTCAATAGGACGCAAAAAATTATAAGAAACGAATTTTACAAATAGTAGTAAATCTTTATCTTTCTCTTCCATAAGAGTAAAAATATCATCTTGCTGATTTTGAGTATAGGTTTTGTTACGTTCAGGTTTAGCTTGTAACTTCTTGATTTTTTCAGCATTATTATACTGAATAATCTCATTTTCTTCTAACGTACTAAAAATAGCATTCAGTACCGCAAGAGTGTTATTTCGGTTACGGGGACTTGATTTTAACAGTACTGAATTGAGAAAGTCATTTATTTCTTTCTTAGTAATATTACCTATAGGAGTATTTTCTAATCCATTACTTTTTAGAAATTTTTGAAATTGACCTATCCTATATTTGTAATCGGAAAAGGTCTTGTCCGAAACACTGCTTTTCTTTAGGTTTAAAGCAAAATCAAGGGCTGAGATTGCAGTATACCCACTGTTTTGAGCAATGGTTTCAGGACTAATTTCAGGTTGTTCAGCATTAGGAGTATAACCACTCTCCAAAATATTCTCTATGATATTTCGCAAAGAGTGGATTTTTATATACCTGCTATCAAAATCCTTGTGCTCTTGGTTTATCTTAAAGAAGATAGAAGGCTGTTTTATCATTTTGCCGTCTTCATTTCTGAAATAGTAATACACATACCATCGTTTGTGCTTTTTTAGAATCTCTTCTTTTTCTCTTTCAGAAAAAGCTGAAAGTCTTTTTTCAGAAATAATTTTTGGATAAATTTTAGGAACAGAATATTTTTTCTTCTCCATAAGTTCTTTCATTTTCGTATACTCGGAAATATACTCGGTTTTATACTCGCTTTGTATAAGTTGGTAAAGTGTAGACATAAAAAAATACGCTCTAAGGCGTATTTTTATTAGGTTTTTAGCTTAGTAGCGGGAACTGGACTCGAACCAGTGACCTTCGGGTTATGAGTTTAAAACTATATAGTTTAAAAATTCATAACTTTTTGTTTTACAATACTATAAAAACTGATAAACTTGTTAAAAATATAGTGGTTTGTATGCGTTATTAGTATTCGTTTTATCTACCTTTTAGGGTAAAAGTATATGGTTATTAGAGACTTATCAAGCTATCTTACTCTCAGTCTCTTCAGTGAAAAGTATGCGTTTTTTAAGTGCGGTAAGTTCTTCTTCCAACCGCTCCACCTTCTCCTCCAATAACTGCGAATTCTTTTGTAATAAAATATTCTTCTCCCTTAAAAAAGTTACTTCTGATTCATCTGCTCCACCTCTATTTTCTATCATTTCTCCTCGACCTTTTAAAAGCCAATTTGCATTGTATTTAGGATAATTTTCAAGTATTTTCATTATCCATTCTACAGAAATAGATGTGTTATTACGCTTAGCACGAGATAAAACGCCTTGACTTGCGCCTATCTTATGCTCTAATGTGGTAATATTAATGCCCTCATTATTAGTTATTTCAGTTATTCTGTCAAAAAAATTTTTCATATTCAATGAAATTTATCCTTAAAATATTTTGTTAAATGAAAATTATCCTTTACTTTTGCCCCGTTAAAATTAACATATCAAAATTACTTGGTAAAAATAACACTTAAAATGGAATTAACAAAACAAATTACAGATTTTTTTAATCAGCAGGGTTCAAAACAACGCCTGCGTATGCTCCTCGCATTAGAACTTGATGTGTCTTTTGAAACCGTTTCTCGTTGGCTCAATCGCGACAACGAGAAACTCGACAATACCAAAGGGCGCAATGCTTTAATGAAACTTACAGGGCTTTCTAATGAAGAATTGTTTAACACCTCTAATTTCTAAACGCTATGAACAAACACGAACATTTTCTAAGTTTCAATGGCAAAAACATTATCTATGTAAAAGTAGATAAAACATACTTTATTGCCTTTAAATCTCTTTGTGAAGCTCTAAATATCGAGTATTCCAGGTCTTTTAAAAACGCAAAAAATGACCCGATTTTGGGGTCTGTATTGGCTGTTCAGCCAATGCAGGTGGCAAAAAACGGCAAAAAACAGCATAGAAAAGTGAGCTGTATTCCGGAGAAATATGTATATGGTTGGCTTTTTTCAGTACGTTCTGATAGTGCCGAATTGTTAGCTTACAAGCGCACTTGCTATGAACTTCTGTACAATCACTTTCACGGTACCATTACTAACCGCAAAGAATTGCTAATGCAACGCGAAGAAGTAGATAACCAAATAGGAAAGCTAAAACATCAACTTAAGGAAAAAGACGAATCGTTTAAAACATTACAACATCTGCAAAACCAACGGAAGGAGATTTGTAAGCAACTTAATACGATTGATGATGAACTTGTAAAACAACCTACTTTATTTTAATCCTCCACACTATGTTTAAACGAATCACTTATTATCATCTCGACCAAGATTGTCGTTTGTGTCGTGTAGAGTTGCGCACAATCCTTTTTGGTATTGTTATCAGTCGTATGTTTTGCGATGTGATATAACTATTAAAATGTTTTTCAATGGATGCTGAAACAGTGTACAAGGTTGCCCAGGCGTTGGATAATACCCAACGAGAACGCTTGCGCCAACTATTGAATACCAATGTAGAAAGCAATTCAATAACTAAACAGAAAAAGAAGAAACAACTATGGGACGAAAACGAGTTAAGAGAGCGAATCATCGCCGATTTCCAAAGAAGAGCAAGAGAGTTCAAAAACAAAAACACCCTCCTCACCTCCTCTTCGAGGTAGCTCCGATAAGTGCTACTGCTAAAGTAAAGACTACCTATAAGGTATCAGCTGAAAAGCGGAAGATATACAATAACACTTACCGACTAAAATGCAAAGGGTATAGAGTAGAACCGCACAAACATACTATCTATGCCTATAACGAAGAAGTAATGAACACTACACAAGCCAAAAACTTAATGAAACTCGGCTTTGTAGTACAATTAGAAATACAATAACTATGGTATACGGATATATTCGGGTGAGTTCCGATAAACAAACAATAGAGAACCAGCGATTTGAAATTACAAACTTTTGCGTGAAGAAAGGGCTGTTAATAGATGATTGGATTGAAGAAACCATTAGCGGCACCAAAAGTTATAGCAAACGCCAATTGGGCAAGTTGTTAAAAAAAGTAAGGAAAGATGATATTATTATCTGTAGTGAACTGTCACGATTAGGGCGTAACTTGTTTATGATAATGGAAATTCTCAATATATGTATGACCAAAGAGTGCCGTGTATGGACTATTAAAGACAATTACCGCTTAGGAGATGATATACAGAGCAAAGTGCTTGCTTTTGCTTTTGGTCTATCAGCCGAGATTGAGCGTAACCTTATCAGCCAGCGTACTAAAGAGGCGTTGGCACGCAAAAAAGCAGAGGGGATGGTACTTGGTAGGCAAAGAGGTTTCCGCTGTAGGCTCAACTCAAAATGTACCGAGAAACACGAATGGATCGTCAAAGAATTAGAAAAGGGTACGCAGAAAAAAATCATTGCCAAAAAACTAAAAATATCAAAGACAACCTTCTATCGTTACCTCGTATATACAGACCTTTATACGCCTGTAAATTGCCAACAAGAAGGATGGAAAGAATATGGGATATACCATTAAATAAATGTTTGAAAAAAGATTTTATATGAAAACACTATATAAATCAATCATAGAGACCGCAGAGCAGGCGGGAATAAAAGTACTTTCAGATGCACGATGTTGTCAGTTATTAGCGTGGGTGTTGGAGATAGGAGGTTATACAGAGGAAAGTACTCATAATTTCAAACTTAATCAAGATATTCATATAGCGCAAAAACGCCTGAATATATTAGCAGGAGAAACACCTAAAGCAGAATTAATAACCATATTTCAGAAGTATCATTCAGAACTGCTAAACTTTTTAAACAAAAAGACAAAAAAACCTCAATGGCTAATCGACTTTGAAAATTACTATAGGTTAAAACCTTACAAAAATAATTAACACCCCGATTTGAAAGGAGATTAGATAAGTAACACAATTAGAAAAAATAAACACTATGAAAGAAAAAAATAATATCGACAGATTTGACATAGAAACTTTGGCTTGTACCATTATGGGATTTGATATTGATGAAATGGAATATGAAGAAGGTAAAGTAGAAGAATTATTTTATGAACACTTTGGTTTTGACTTAGACATTTTTGAAACAATTATTAGTAAACTTATTCCTTTAATTGATTTTGGAAAATCTCCTCTAACAGGTAAAAAATATAAAGGATTTGCAAATATAAAAGAAAAATTTTGGATTCTAAAAACAGAGTGTTAGTCCAAAAACAAGTATTAATAAGGTAATCTCTTACCTTTTATCTCTTACCTTATGATCAAATCATCAGTCATAGATAAATTATACGAAGCCGACCTTTGTCAAGCTATTGGCAGGGTGTATACCGATGCTTCGTATAAGATACGTAACAACGGAACGGCGGAAGGGTGCTCGCCTTTCAAAAACGAACGCACCCCCAGCTTCAAGGTTTCCAACGTAAAGAATATATGGAAAGACTTCGGCTCTGGCAAAGGAGGTACGAGCATTATTGACTTTATCCAAGCCTATAAGGGAGTTGATTTCCTCGAGGCGGTAAAAATCGCCTGCGAAGCCCTCAACATTCCTATAGAATACGAAAAGGAAACCGACGAGCAAAAAGAAAAGCGCGCCCAAAAGCAAAGCCTTACACAAATACTCAAGAAAACTGCCGAAATATACCGTCAGAATTTCGTGAGTTTGCCCCCCGAGAACGAAGCCAAACGCTATATGCTTAGCCGTAATTTTACCGATGAGATTGTCGATAACTTCGGTATTGGTTATGCCTTGGCAGGCTTGTACGAGGCTTTCAAAGAGCAGGCTATCGTGAGCGATGGCGAAGCATTAGGACTGTTGCGTAAGAATAACCAAGGCAACTATTACGACTTCTTTAAGGGGCGTATTATCTTCCCTATTAGCGACAAGTATGGGCATTGTGTAGGCTTCGGGGGCAGGTGTGTAGGGGCGAATGGCAATTCACCCAAATATCTGAACAGCCCCGAATCGGCTATATTCAACAAGTCGGAGTTATTGTACGGCTTTCATTTGGCACGCAACACCATTGCCAATACGGGCGAGGTGTATTTGGTAGAAGGCTATACCGATGTAATGCGTATGCATCAGATAGGGTTTGCCAATACCATAGCTACCTTGGGCACGGCTCTCACGCCACAACACTTGGCACAGCTGAAGAAACTTTGCCGCAAGGTGATTATCTTCCGCGATAGCGATAGCGCAGGGCAAACGGCTGCCGAGCGTGATTTACAGCTGATACTGCAAGCGGGTTTGTTTGCCGAATTAGTGGTATTCCCGTCGGAAGACAAAGAAGACCCTGACAGTATAGGGCAACGCCCCAATGCGGTAGAACTTATCAAATACTCGCGCAACGATGCTATATTGCACCTTATAGGCGAAGCCTACCGCGCAGCACTCGATCGCTATACTGAAAAACACGGAGAAAGAAAAAAGCCATTACTATTGCCCGAAGATAAAAAGAACCTCACCGAATTGGCTGGCAAACTCGTAGGCTGTATTCCCGATGATACTACCCGCGAAGCATACACTGAGCAGCTGAAAGAGATGTTTAATATTAAGGTGTCAGCAGTTAAGAGTCAGGTGTCAGGGAGTAGGTCTCAGGTGTCAGAGGTTAGAGTGCAGAGAACAGTATTCAGCAACGACGGCTCGCTTGATAACTATCTTTTCCCCGATGAAGTAGAAGATCCTTACCTATATAAGAATGAGATTATAGAATACGGACTTTTTCAACACCAAAACCGCATCTATACATCAGCAGGCAAAGAGGGTAAGGAATACTTTATGTCGATTTCCAATTTCTCCATTGAAATAGTGCAGCACATGCAAGATGAGAAGTTCCCGATGAAACTTATACGCATCTGCAACATCTATGGTAGTGAAAAGATTTTTGATATACTTTCCGATAAGATAAACTCCCTACCCTCGTTTAAGAACGTGGTTACCTCGTTTGGTAACTACTACTTTTCGGGTACTCCCTCACAGCACGAACGCCTTTTGCGTTACCTTTTTGACCGTATGGGCACAGGGCGTAAGATTAGTATACTCGGCTGGCAAACGGAAGGCTTTTGGGCGTGGAATAACAAAATAGTAGTACCCCAGGGCGAAGATATAGTGCTCGACAAAACGGGACTTTTCAATTACCAAAATACTTGCTATTACATTCCTTCAGCAAATGCCAATTATGAAAATAATGCCTTTATGTATGGCGCGCAAAAGAGGTTTAAGAGTACAGCCACTTTGTTAGCCCCTCCTGAATACTTCAGACAGATGTATAAGGTACACCGCTCGCACGCCATTACGGCTATACTCTTTGGCATTGGTGCTTTCTACCAAGATGTTATTGTAGCGGGTACGGGCTTTTACCCTTTGCTCTTTCTCTATGGACCTGCTTCAACGGGTAAAGACAATCTTTGCGAGGCGGTACAATCGCTAATGGGGATTCCTCAAACTGCGATACAGCTTGAAGGAGGAGCGAGTACCATCAAGGCACAAATACGCGAGTTCTCTCAGTTTAGCAATGGTATATCGCAACTATCGGAGTACAAGCGCGGCAACCCACAGATAGATGGTGTACTAAAAGGCTTGTGGGACAGACGAGGCTATAAGCGAGGCACGATAGAAAGCCCCGTAGCTACCGAAGAAGTACCTATCTTATCGGCTACTATCCTCACGGGTAACGATTGCCCCGATGCTGAAGCTCTTATTACTCGACTACTTTGGGAGGAAATGAAACAACAAGAGTTTGACGACGAGGCTAAGAAGCAGTATAACGTGCTGAAAGATATGTGCAAGAAAGGTATATCGGGTATGGCTGACTTCTTTATTCATAAGCGAGACTTCTTTGCCGACAAGTTCTTGGAAACCTACCGAGAGGCTAAAAGGAATTTCACCAAAGGAGAACTATTTAAGAATGTACCATCGCGTATTACCGATAACCTCTCAGTACTTCGGGCGGTATTCAATATCTTTAAAAACGATTGGATATTCCCCTTTACTGAAGAAGAGATGTTAGCGCACTTTGAAATAATGGTGGATAGCCAACGTAAGAAAATAGAAACAGACTCGGCAGCTAATCGTTTTTGGGATTGCATTTTGGTATGTATGCGCCTCACCCAGGGCGAAGCCTTACGAATGGGTATCAACCTGCGCGAGGAAGGTGGCTATCTAAGTTTTAACTTCAGCACAGTATATAGTATAGTGCAACGCCAATGGTTTATACAATATAGAGAGAACGCTCCAAGCAAAACCGAATTACGCCGACAGATAAAAGAAGCCGAGAGTTTCGTAGGAGAGGAAAAAGCAGTACGAATAAACCTAACCATCAACAGTCCTACCAGTGCCATAAAGGTGAACATCAACAAGCTGCCTATACGTGCAGAACTCATCGCAGAGATTGAAAATCAACGATTAAAAGGCGAGGTAAAAGATATACAAGACGAAGAGAATAGTTTTTTCTAATAGACAAATAACCTTAAAATCCAAAAATGAACTATTTTTTTTATAAAAACACAATTTTTTTAGAAAATGGCACTTTTTTTTTCCTACATTTCCTACAAACACTTAATATTTTAATAATGAGTATATTAACTAAAAAAATGCGTAGGAAAGTACGTAGGATTTGTAGGATTTCGTAGGAACTCGTAGGAAAGTGTAGGAAAATTTTTTCGGTTTTCCTACGTAAAAAAAGCACTTTCCTACACGCTAAAAAACGACAATACATTGAAAATCAAATGTAGTATTTATAAAAAAGGCTCTGTAGGAAATGTAGAAAAAAAAAATGCCCCTTTTTGAGAAAAAGTAACTTTTTTTCAAAAAAAATGGAGAAAATCCCTTTTTTAGTTATAGATAAAATCTATACTGATATTTATACTTAACACATAAATCATAAACAAATGAAATACTTCTTTAAAATGCTAACGAATATAAAGGTAGAGTCTGCTTATCTCCACAAGACTAATTGCGTGGTGAGTGGGCTCTATCGCAGAGGCTCATTAGTTGGCGGACTCTTGCCTGCTGGCTCTCAACTCGACTTGTTGGAATTTCTTAAGTTTTTATACGATATATTCCCTGATCAGAAAAGCAACTTTCCGTTATATCACTGTATCAACCCTACTATTACTTATGCCAATGATGGTTGGGGAAAATTCTTAATAAATGAAGAATTACGAGTAACGAATGATGAGTGCGAGCCACACGGAAAAAAAACATATTGTATTAGTAAGCCGTTGCTATGTATAGAGCCTATCATTACGCATTTTAAAAAAAGTAAAGCTTATATCGCTGCCCTCTACTGGCACCAGCATTTAGTGGGGTTATGCTCTATTAGCGGGGTTACAAAATTGAAAGACTTTGTCCCCTACCTATATACGGTATATCCTAAAGACATCAATGAGTTAGAAACCTTTGTTGAGAAGAATACCGCTATTGAGTACTATTATAACGACGAAATGATCATCAGTAAAATAACAATTAACAAATAACAATATGATAAATATCACTTTAAACTTACCTCCTTACCTTATTAAGTATATGCGTACGCTCTATGGCGAGCCGTACGCCCCAAAAGCAAACGACGAAATAGGTATCTATATCCTCAACGTGTTGCAACGCAAAAGCAACCTATCGGAGTACCAGTACCGTACCCAAAAGGAATTGTCACAAACCTACCAGCTCACTATCAACACAAGCAATTACGAAAAGCGTGGGGCGATAATCTTGCCACAACAAAACACACTAATAGTGAAGTTCGTGGACAGTCATTTTCGCCGAGAACTCTTTCGCACGGCAGTAATGAACCACTATTATTATAGTATACCTTATAAGTTTACCATCATCAACATACTAAGGTCCTACAACATCGAAGAAAACGATTTACCTTACGAGACCATTCGCAAGGATTTCAACCGCAAAAAAGAAGAAATTGAAAAACGATTATTAAAATGAACACGCTACACCTCACCATTAAAAAGCAGTGGTTTGATATGATACTCTCTGGGGAGAAAACAGAAGAGTACCGCGACATCAAACCGTATTACAACCTTCGTCTTATTGGAAAAGAGTACGATACTGTCGTCTTTCGCAATGGCTATGCTCGTGATGCCCCAAGCCTCACCGTAGAATTAAAAACAATACGCTTTGGTACTGGCAAACCCGAATGGGGCGCAGAAGCCAATAAGAAGTACTTCGTACTATACTTGGGAAAGATTATTAACACTAAAAATATCGACAAATGAAAAAAGAAATTAAAGAGGGAGCATTTATATATTGCTCTAAGGATAATGCGCCATATAACCTTATGGGGGTTATTACTGAAGATGGTTTGAACTTATTTCTAAAATTAATAAGAGATTGCTTCGTATTTGAAGGAGTAAGGGCTGACATTAGAGAAGTTTATGATGTAACTACATTACTTATTAGGTATAAAGAAACAGAGTTTAAGAACTTGAAGTTAAAATTAGAATTCAAGTCAACAGAAAACAATTCAGAAAAGGTATGGATGAGAAAAACCTACTTGTAACTGTATCAGGAGGGCGCAGTTCGGCTCGTATGGCTCGGCATATACAGACTCACCCCAAGTATGCAGACTATAACAAAGTTTTTGTTTTTTGCAATACAGGTATGGAACGCCCCGAAACTATCGCCTTTCTCAAAGATATTGTTAAATATTGGCAAATATCCCTCACCCTTATTGAGGGCGTGTATTCCACCGATAAAGGTGTAGGAGTAGGCTATAAGGTGGTAGATTTTGAAACAATAGATATGCAGGCTCAAACCTTTGCTAATATGATAGCCCACAAGAACAAAGGTATATTTAGCGGGCTACCCAATATGAAAGCCCCTTACTGCTCCGAGAACCTTAAAAGCCTACCCAGTAAGAAGTTTGCTGATGAGATATTTGGAAAGGGTAACTATCAAATAGCCATAGGATACCGCAAAGAGGATATGCCTAAGCGAATCAGCTGGGCAGAGATAAAAGCCGATACTAAGCGCATATTCCCCTTGCTAACAGACTTTGAAGCACCTATAGGACAACAAGAACTCAATGCTTTTTGGAATACTCAGCCTTTCAAACTTGGCATACATAACAAACTTGGTAATTGTGAATTATGTTGGAAGAAAAGCACTACCAATCTAATTGAGAATATCAAACACGGAACCCGCTTTATAGACTGGTGTAAAACACAAGAAAGCACCTATCAAAGCACAATGTTCCGCAACCACTTAAGTATTGACGATTTAGTACGTATGGCAGCCCTGCCTAATCAATTAGCCCTGCCTTTTGACCAAGAAGACAGCTGCGTATGTACCTTTTGACAAATAATTAAACAACAAATGAAAACAATCAAAGATTTAACCGTAAAAGTAACCTACACAGTAGGTTTATCAGATGTAGAAGTACCTGAAGAGGTAGCCAAGCAATTAGAACAAATGGCAGATTATGGATTTTCCATTTGTGATAGTGAAATAAACAAATTTCCTGAAGCTTTTGAATGGTGCAGTGATAATATAAGTGAGGATGATGCCCTCTACTGGGAATACGAAGTAGAAATTAACTAATAACATTAAAATCACAAAGAAAATGAAAACAATCCAAGAACTCGTCCCACTCATTCATCAGTGGGCAAAAGAAAGAGAAATCTATGAGCAACTAACGCCCTTTGATGAACTCCTCAAAACCCACGAGGAAGTCGGTGAACTTATCAAAGCGTGTTATGATAACGACAAACCAGCTATTCAGGACGCTATTGGCGATGTAATGGTAACAATGATTAACTATTGTTACTTTATAGAATTGGATGCTATAGAGTATATTAAGCAAGCGGTTGATCTATCCGTAACAGGTTATTATACCATCTCATACGTAATTAACGCTCATAACGCTTTAGGTAGATTGATAAGCCTTTATGTGTGGAATGAAGGCAAAGAAATATCTAAACCAAGCGGACTTAGAGTATTTAGTATCCTACACTATCTCAACGGCATTGCTCATTTGGAAGGCACCACCCTCAAGGAGTGCCTAAACATCGCTTACAACGCAATCAAAAACCGAAAAGGAAAAATTATTAATGGTAAATTTATCAAAGATGAATAAACAAGAACTATTGAAGTGTCTAAAAGAGGCACTAACACACCTCTCAGAGATTGAGAAACACACAGAATCTCATAATGAAATAATGAAAAAACTCTATTTACAAATTCCTCCTGAACTTAGTGAGGATAAAGAAATAGAAAGTTTACTCAAAGAATTGGACAATCGCAATGAAGAGGTTGCCATAAGTTGGTCAATGTACCTGTTTAAAGGATAAAGATATGAATAATAAATTGAATTACCCCACTTGGCTTGTCCCCTTAGATATAGCCAAAGAACTTAAAGAAATAGGCTTTGATGAACCTTGTTTATTCTCATACTCAGAAAGTGATGGTATTACTGCAATGGTATATAGCAGTTTAGAGGGAAAAATAGAGATTTCAATAAAAGATTTTGTGTTAGGTGGAAATTCACCTGGAAGCCCTTTTACAGATATTCCAACTTATGAACAAGTTTTTGCTTGGTTTCGCGAACGTGGATACTTATACGCAATAGAGAATGAGATATGTTACGATTTTAAAACCAGAACACAACCTCCTAAAATTAAGTACACCTCCTATTTTGAGACTGTTGGATCTGGCGTAAAACTTCATTCTTGTACAAGTGAATCTTATGAAGAAGCCCGTGAAGAACTCGTAAGAGATCTCATAGGAATATATAGAGAGGAACTTTTAGAGTAAAGAATGAAAGTAAGTATATTAAAGGCAAAGGGTATAACACTACTTTTTGCCTTTTTTATTGCAAAAAAAAATCACACAACTAACTAATAAATATACACTTACAAATGATTGTTATATTTTAAACAAAATAAAATGAAAAAAGTAAGTAAAATACTTGCGTAATTAAAAATCTTGCCGTATCTTTGCAGTGTAAAATTAAAACAAGAACAAGTATTAACATTTAAAACATTTAGAACAATGAAAGATTTATTCAACAAATTAGAAGAAAGAAAGGGCGATTATTCAGTAAGTGAATTAATGCCAATAGCAGATGATTTAGCCGCTCAAATCGTATCATTAGACCCACGAATTATAGAGGTTGATAAGCAATGGTCAGGTTACGGCACTTGGAAATCTAAGGGCTGGGCTAATAAATCATACTTTGGTGATGAATTAGCCAGTATTATTGTTAAGGCTCTTAACGGTAAAATAACTCACGATGAAGATTATGAGTTTGATTTGAAAGATTTTGAAGAGCCAATAAAAGAACGTATCTATGAATACTTATATTGATGATGCAAAAGCCCCTAACTCTACATTAGGGGCTTTGTTTGTAAAATTAAAACAAGTCTAACGATTTAACACCCTTAGAAATGAGGGGCAAACATACAAAATAATATGGATAACAACAAACTTTTTGAACTAAAAATGCCAAAATTCTTATTGGCATTACAGCCAGAGCCTGAGCTTTTGCCCAATGTTTTTCACTTTATCTACTCACCTCTCTACTTATCTCTGATATTGGTAATTAGAGAGCGCACACAGCAGATAGTTCTTAACAGAGAATTAAAGAACAAGCCTCAGAAGTTATACGTATTCAATGAATATGAGAATTTCAACCTCATAATAATTCAGAATAACGTAAAATTAACAGGTGGGGAATTAGCCCCCGAAATAACCGAAACACAATTCTTAGATGAAGCGTGGCAATGGTACAATACTAATATGATAACACAAGAATAATATGACACCACACGAAAAAGTAATATACATCATTCAGCAATTAGAACTATCCGACAGCAAGGTAGCAAGAGCAATTCAGAAGAGTACATCAGCAGCGACACACAAGCGAATGAGACTCAGAGACAACAAGTTTACTGAGGAAGATTTTCAAAGAATACGCGATTTTTACCTCGAAAAACTGAGAAATATAGAAAATTTGAAATAAAAAACTTCTAAACCTGTCCCACACCTAAAACAAAAGATAAAAGACTAACAAACAGTCTTTTATCTTTTTTTATACCCTTACTCCTTCCCCCTTATCACCTACCGCCTACCTACAGCACTATTCGAACCAACATCGAACGAACATCGAACTAACACCCCGCAAACCCTTACCACACAACGCCTCACGCCCCCTCTTACCTCTTATCTCTTACCTAAAAAAGTCCTTTCACAACACACCCCAACACCCTACTTTTGCATCAAATTGATAAATAGCCCGTGCGGCTCGCACCAAATTTGCTAATTATATCCAATGGAACTCTGCAACCTCCCCGAATCCTTTACGCGCGAAATATCTCACGTGCTCTTGTTTGAAGCGGCTTCTTTTACCTTCAATCAGAATTTGCGCGCCATTACCCCTAATGAAAACAGCTATCTGTTGCGTATCGACCTGCATAACCCCGCGCCTTATAACCGCAAAGTGAGTATCAAACAGCAAAACCACAACGATTACTTCGATATACAAGTCTCCTTGCCCATCTACGATTTGTCTAAAGACACCCGCAAGAAGCTCATCGGCTTTCACAAGCAACGCCGTTATGTGGTCGCCCTGGTATCGGAGCAGGAAATGCTGGTAGTAGGCAACGCCCGCGAGCCTTTCACCCTCACTATCGACGACAATATAGTTGATAACGGCAAAGGCTCCGACACCTATATAGTTACCCTTACAGGGCAAACGATTATCTTTCCTAATATCAGTAAGATAACCGAAAAATTCCGTGTCCTTTTCTTTACCCCGCCTTTGCAATAATTTTGCACCATTAATAATTTGCCGATTAGCAAATTGGCAAATTAGCAAATTGACAAATTATGCTATTCTCTATTAATTATAATTACCTCACTGGAATATTCCCCGAACTCCTCTTAGCCTATCGCAAGGGCAAGGTAGGGTTAGAGAGTTCGCATTGGTATGAAGAGTATTACCGCTATGATTTTGAGCAGCGCAACGCCTCTTTGCAACAGGGGCGCGACGCTTTCCCCGTAGTGGTTGACCTCAAACAGCCCATCGTTAAATACACCTCTTACGGATATATAGGCACCCAATATATAATTTCGCTGTTAGAAGCTCTGGAATCGCACCAAGCCGTTACCGCTATCGTGATCGACATCGATAGCGGGGGCGGAATGGTTTCAGGCACTGAAGAGCTTGCCAGCGTTATCCGCAGTTTGCAAAAAGCTACCGTCGCCTATACCGGCGGTTATATGTGCAGTGCCGCGTATTGGATTGCCAGTGCTTGCGATAAGGTAGTCGCCGCCCCCTTTGCCGATGCCATTGGCAGTATAGGCACGATGTTGAGTTTCCAAGATTTTGCGCCTTTCTTAGAAAAATACGGTGTGAAAGTCCACGAACTCTACGCTCCCGAAAGCACCGAGAAAAACAAATGGTATCGCGACCTCAAGGAGGGTAACGAGAAAACCGTATTGCAAAACCTATCCGATACCAACGCCCGCTTTATTAGTAGCGTAAAAGCCTACCGCCCCGATGCTAAAGAAGAAGTTTTCAAAGGCAACACCTACAGTGCTAAAAAAGCCAAATCATTAGGACTTATCGACGAGGTAATGACTCTCAATGAGGTTATTAGCCAATTAGTCAATTAGAAAAAGTTTAATCTGTAAGTAGTAACAGGCTCTTACCTTTTACCTCTTACCTCTTACCTATAAAATAATGAAACACGCAAGAATCGCCGCCTTATTGGCACTCGCCAGTATCGACCTGAAAAGTCCCTTATTTGGGAATGAAAAGTTTGTCGAGCTCAAAGAATCGCAGATCGACAAGATAGAAGCCGCCTTAGCAGCTGCCGAAACCGCTGCCGACAACACCGCCCTCGAGCAGCTTATGGCAGAGCTGAAAGCCAACAATGAAAAGCTATTGGCTGAGAAAACAGCCCTTACCGCTGAAAAAGAAGCCCTCGCAACGCAAGTAACCGCTCTTACTGCCGAAACCGAGCGCCTCAAAACCGAACTTAACAATCGCCCTGCACACTCATTGCCTGCTAACGACGGCAAAGAGTCAGCCGATAACAACGGACTTATTGACGGGTATTTAGACCCTAACGATGCTCACAACAAATTCTTAAACGAAATTTAACACTATGCCACAAGAAAAAACAATGAACGTAGAACAGATTAAAAATGAACTACTTCGCTACATCAGCACCAAGCCTAAATTATTGCAAGCTGCAATATTGTCTAAAGAGATTTTACTCAATGCACACTCTCGTACCCTCACCAAGGTAAGAGGCGAATACGTATCGTTGCATTCGCTCATAGGGCACGTAGTACAAGGCTTCAACTCCAAAAAGTGGACGCCTTATGGCGAATTGCAATTCCGCAAAAAAATAATGAGAAACTTCCATCAGAAGGTGGATTTTGAACTTGATCCTGCCGAAATACTCAGTACAGTACTTGAGGAAATGTACGACGAAGGTAAGAATTTAAAAGATAAATCAATCTCTAAACACGCTATTGATTCGCTTTTGAAAAAAATCATCTCCGATGTAAACATTTTGTCAGTTACTGGTAAGTACGATGCTTCTAAGATAGGACTTGCTACCCCTGAATTTGGCACTTCTATGGATGGGCTTAACGAAATCATCGCCAAAGGATTGAAGAATACCGAAAACCCATACTTCCTCATTCCTGCCGATGCTATCACCAGCACTAACATCATCGATGTAGTAACCGCCTATGAGCGTGGTTTGCCTGCGGGAGCGAAAGACCAAGTAACAAAAATCTTTATGAGTGTGAATGATGCCGAGAACTACCAAATTGCCTACGAAGACAAGTTTGGGCAAAACAAGTTCCAAGACAACGCGCTCAAAACACGCTTGGGTAAACGCCAAATTGTGGCTATCCCTAACCTCAAAGACGGTACAATCGTATCAACCGTTGAAAATGGTTTTGTAAAGATGGTAGACATCATCGATAATCCTGCAACTATCACCGATGTACAAGTAGATAAACGTATCTTGAACATTATGGGTGAATTTACTTTAGGCTATGATTTTGCAATCAATGAGCTTACTTATGTGTACACTTCCGACGGTACTAAAAAACGCGGATTGAACAACAAAGACCTCAATGAACTCTACTACCCTGAAGAAAAAGGATTAGAAGCTTAATAAGGTTTCAGGGTCAGGTACTCAGCCCCTGACCCCTATCCTCTAACCCCTAACACCTAATTAAAATGGCAAAAGAAGAAAAAAATACACCCGTCGTAGTGGCGAATGGCTATTCGCTCGAAATTGATCACGCCTCTATCGTAAGCAACGAT